TCTTTGTTCCAGCCTTTGGAGTTGCACTCGCATGGCTGTCAAGAATTCGATACTTTACTGGCATGATTCTCCTTCAAGAAAAGGGGAGTGGAGTGTGGCCTCCACCCCCCGATTCAGATTACTTATGCTCGGTAAATGCTTACCGTGTTTGCTGCAGTGAATACTGCAACGAACGACGCTGACGATGCTGCTGCAACGGTTGCTGAACCCACAAGGGTCACTCCCGAAGCACCTGCTGTCAATGTAATTGCATGGGTTGAAGCAGCAAGGTTTACAACTGAGAATCGGAAACTTGAACCGACACCCTCATCTGTAAACGCTGCACCAAGTTCCGCACCAGTTGGGGTTGTCAACGCACGACCCGATGTTGGGGTCATGGTGTAAACAACCTGCGCTGCACCAGCAAGAGTTGCTGCTGACTGTGTTGTTCCAGCATCAGTAGCGGCAACAACAGTTACCTTCTCTTCTTTTGCTGCCCATGTTTCAAGACGCTTGCGTGTTACAGCACCGTCTGTGTCATTTGCTAATAGTGGCATTTCATTCTCCTTTTAGGTTAGTTAACTTAGGCGGTCTTTGCCGTGAGTTTGCCCTGCTTGGCACGGTTACGTACTGTCAGGTTGCCGTAGCACATGATGAGCGCATAGCGAGCATCGGTGTCTTCTGGCTTAATGAACTCAGTCTGCGAGAACCACTTGTTGGAGTGACCAACCAAAGTGATGTACTTGCTGTTGAGGAAGTAGAACACGCCTGCGGTGCAGTGTACGTCGTACATTACAGGAGCAGCCTTGAACAACAGGTTCTGGAATCCAGCATCTGCAGTCTTGGTGTCCGTGTAACGGAGGTTTGGCTGAAGCAATGCTTCGTACTTCTCAAACAACGTCTGGGTTGTCAACAAAGTGTCTGGGTGGTCATTACCAACCGAAACGCTGTTGTATGCAGTTGACATTTGAGCAAGAGTCAAAGCAGTTGCGGTGTTCTCTTCATATGAACGCCAGAACTCGTTGCCTGAAGTTGCTGAGTTGATTCCACCAACGGTGTTGCCGGTCTCAACCAAGTTTCCAAGGCCGTTCCAGTCTTTTCCGCTGTTGCCAGTTCCATCAGCAAAGAACATCTGGTTGAAGGATTCACGCATGGACTCTTCAGCCTGCATAATCTTTGCTTCCAAAAGGTTGATGATTTCTTGTTCGCCGTTGTTCTTGGCTTCTTCGATACCGCTGATTGCGATAGAAGCAGCGTACTGCTTCCAGTCGTACTCAGCAGCCGAGATACCCTCTTGTGGGGTCAAGGCAAGCGAATCGTAACCGCTGTATGAAGCAACAGTTGAGTTCTGACCGTAGATGAGTGGTTCGATAATCTTCGTACCGCCGTTAAGCATACGAATACGACCCTTGTCCATCAAGGTGTAGGTAAGTGGGCGGGCAGTAAATACGTTGTCGGTCAATTGTGAACGGTAGTTCGCAAGGGTTGTTGACAGAAGCGCATCAAAGTTGGCGTTAGCCATGATATTTTCTCCTTGGGTTTAAGCGTTAAGCGTTATGTTGCCGTTTTGCGGCTTCATACGCATCTCGCAATGATGTGATGGGTTTTGCTGATACATCGGCACTTGACGATGATGCTCCTGCATTCACAACAGATGCACTTCGCTTAGCCTGCGTAACCTGCTCAGTTTCTTGCGTCTTCTTCGCTCGAAGTTGACGAATTGCCTGTGCGTCCTCGTAAATGCTGTCGAATTTCATTTGTTTGTAAACCGCTTCCAAATCGGTAGAACCAGTGGCCAAAGCCTTTGCTACTACTTCATCTGCATCAAAATCAGAACCGTATCGGCTCTGCAGCGTGGAAACAGTATTCTCCAACTCCTGCATGGCTCTCGCTTGTTCAAAAGCCTGCACTCGTTCTTCCAACTGTTTGAATTGCTTTTCAACCGGGTCCATCAACAGTTCCTCTTCTGGAGAGATTGTCTGCTGTATACCGTAATGTTTTCCAAGCAGTTCCAAGGTTTCCTTTGGGTTACTTTGCAGGGCTTCCTGTAAAGCAGCACCAAATTGCACTTGTCGCCGTTGCTCACTGAGTTCCTGTGTCTTGCGGGTATAGTCCGCCTGACGCTGGTATCCAGAAAGCGCCTCTTTGAGTGGCACCCTGACTTCTTCTCCACCAACGGATACGGAAACGTATTTGTCTCCGTACTCATCAACGGGAAGCAATTCAATTTGCTCTTCAGTGAGGTTTTCAACTACATCTGAAACCTGTTCAACTTGTCCGTTGCTTTCTAACTCAGGGGCTGATTCGGTTACGACTTCATTGCTGATTGTATTGCTCATTGCTTGAGTCCTCCAAGGGTTGCTCTATAAGTAGTGATTTATCGTTACATCGATGGTGGCATCTGGCCACCACCTTGCATTTGTTGCATCAATTGCGCCAAAACTTCTGGTGGTAAACCAGCAAGTTCCGGTGGCAATCCTGGAGCACCACCTTGCGGTGGCATTCCAGCCTGACCACCACCAGCCATAAGTTGCGCTAACAACTCAGGTGGCAGTTGAGGCATTCCACCTTGCGGTGGCATACCTTGTGGTGGTAGACCTTGTGGCGGCATACCTGCAGGCATTCCCTGCGGAGGCATTGGCATCATTTCTTGTGGTGGCATTTCAGGACCCATGTCATCTGGGCCACCTTGTGGTTCCTCGGCCCCTGGAGGGGGTGGAGGAGACTGCAAGAACATTGAAGGCTGTTTAACACCAAAACCGTATTGCAAAACGTACTGTGCAAGTTTTTCAATATTAACAATACCCATTTGCAAGAATGGTGCCATTGCGTCCATAATCTGCATGGCAGATTGACGACGGAACGATTCGTTTACTGGTTGTGTTGAACCACCTTCAACTTCAAAGTCAAACTCACCCTGAATGTAATCACGGTCAAAGTTCAGCCATGCTGTCTTTTCGCCAGAACCAAGAATGCGTACAGACTGTTCACCTGTCATGTACTGCTGTGCCAGCATTACAAGTCTGCGTCCACAATCTGCGATACAGCGTTCGATAACTGCAAGTTTTTCAGATGCTCTCGCATTAGCAGCATCCTGCACGATTCCAGCCTCTGTGGCTGTACGACGAATCTCTGGCAACCCACCACGCATGTATTCTGAAACACCAGATACACGGTCGATGTCTTGTGAAATCAAGTCTGATTGGTTGTAGAACTCTGGTGGACTAATAACTGCCGGCATCGGAACAATTGCATTTGCAAGTCCATCTTCAGAAATTACAGGAACCATTACGTTGTCTTCGTCTGACTCAAGAGCAGAACGACCATCTGCATCAAATGCAGATTCACGATACAACCACTTGCGTGAGAATCGCTTGCGATGATTCATCATCTGGGTACGAGTCTGGTTGAGTTCCATTTGCAATGGCTCAATTGCTTCAAGTTCACCCATTGGGTAGAAGTTGTCTGGAATGTCATAGTTGCGAAGCATGACAAACGGATGACCGAAGGCAAAAGGTATCTTTGTTGGAGAAACAAGGAACTTGTCTCCACCATCACAGAACACAGAAATAGTGTCTCTGTCAATGTCGTAGTATTCCCAGATTTCTACATAAGAGTCATCTGGGTTGTCTCCTCGTCGTGGACGCAGATTTCCACGCCAGTCGTCAACACTCCACTTGGAGTAATGCGATGGAGATGCTTCTTGTCGTGCTGATGCGTTGTAACGCTTGTCTTTCTTGACATCTTTTAATGGACGACGAATTCGTTGTGCAATCCATTTGATGTCCGACATTGATGTTGCGTCAGCATCTACAAAGATATCAAAACAAGATATTCTTTCTACGAATGGCCTGTCTTCTGTGATAATCAATTCAGATTCTGTAATTGATTCTGGCGTAGCCAAATCATCAGCGCTATCATAGTTCTCTTGCTTTTCGACAAAACGATAACCAGTCTTCATCCAACCGTGACCAACAATCAACATGTCTTTTACTGCACGACGGAATTCACGCTGACACTCAAAGTGTCTCCACCAGTAGTTTACAATCTCTTCAGTAATGATTGCTTTTGGTGCATCATCTGACCTTCGTGCATTAACAACAATCTTTGGATAGTTAACAGAAACACTTGGTGCAATTACGTTAATTGTTGCAAATGCCATGTTGATAAGCAAACGGTCTTCTGGCATTTGTGTTTTGTAGTGACGACCACGGTACATGTCGACCATTCTTGCCCAAAGGTCGTCGTATCGTTCCTCACGCCTCCAACGGCGTGACTGTTCAATCTTGCCACGATACTTCGTGATTAACTCTTGGTTGGAAATCCTAGCCATTAGTCCTCTTTCCTACCTTCGTGCCAACCGATGTGTTGGTCAAGTTTGCTTCCGATTTTGTCGACTTTAATTCCCACAAGTTTGAGCAGGTCCCTGCCCTCCGCATGTTGCTCCGTATTTTCCCGTCTGAGTTTTTGTAGTACCACCACGACTGGTCCTGTGATGACCGCCACGACGATAGGAACCCAGACTGCATCCATGTCACACCCACCTGCTTCCGACAGGTTCGGCTTTAATGCCGGCTTCAGCCGCTAGACGCTCTTGTTCTTTCGCACGTTCACGAACCGTTGGTCCGTGGAAATCCTCTTTGCCGTAGGTAAATCCAAGATTGATGCTACGAATGTGGCATTTGAAGCAAATTGAACCACGACGGGGTAGTTCGTCATCAATAAAGGTCGAAAGACATTCTAAACAGCGATATTCGTTCATAACTATATGCCAAACTCGTTACTCTCGTGCATTAAAAGCGCCAATGAAGGTTTCTTTTTCTTTTACTGGCTGGATAAGGAATCTTTCCCACCAGTTTAATGTGTTTTTGACAGGAGACAAATCATGCCTGTATTCTGGCAACCAAACATATTTCAACATTTGATTGGTAATAGCAAGGGACATTACACGGTCATCATGTGGACTCCCGTGCATTTTTCCGTTTGCCTCACGAACAAATGTTCTTAATTCCCCAATTGTTTTATGGTCGTAGAGACTTATTGAAGTATCTCTGATTGCAGCATTCAATTCGTCAATTGCCAATGGTTTGGATACCGAAGTCGTTCTCCAACCCATTGTCTCCGTAATCGATGGATTACGTTGACCAAGTTTCCTTGACCTGTAAATGTTTTTATACCCAGACCTCTGCAAACCTTTAAGGGTTGTCAAACCGTGGTTGTTTGACTCTACCCCAACCAGGGCGTAATTATAAAAAAATCCTATTGCGTTTAACACATGTTCGCCAAAGATGTCTGCATCCACATGTCCGTGCCAATGCGCCACAACGAGTCCCGTGTTTGCCGAAATTACATGTGCAGAACTGTAGTCACCATGCCCAAGTCCTTCTGCAACGTCAGCACCTACGACATAAACTTCGTTGATGGTAGGAAAGTCCCATATTGCAAACTCACCACCATCATTGATAAATGAGTAAACATTTTTTCCGTAGCCGGCTTTTAGATAACCTCTGTCGGGTTCAATTGGTTCAATTTCCCTGATGGCTTCCAGGTCAAAGACTGGGCGACCAGAACGGATAAATGCTTCTTCTGGGTCTGAAGGATATTCCTGAGCCAACTGCCAGTCAGGCAAGTCACGCTTCTTGGCTTCATACCAAGCGTCATCTCGGTCTCCAGCAGACCAAGGAAAGAATACGCCCTGGAATCGATTTGTTCCAGTTTGTGAACCCACCCACAACGTGTGGAAGATATTGCCCTCACCGTTGGCTGTGCTCAAACAGATAACACGACCGCCCACGTCGGCAATTGGTTCAATAGAAGCCCAGGCTTCGTCAGGGTTGGGCAAGAACGCCATTTCGTCAATGACCACACGGTATACCGCTTCACCACGAGCAGGGTCGTTGCCTGATGGCAAAGACTCCAAAGAGGAGTCGTTTGCAAACACCATCTTCAGTTGGTTGTCAGATAACAGGTCTGGACCACGAAGTCTCATCCAGGTCGGCAACATCTTGTAGCCGTACTTGGTTTTTTGCAACAACTTGGATGCTTCACGCTCTGTGCGTGAGAGCATTACCGTAAAGCGGTCAGGCCAAAAAAATGTCTCCCAGAATGTGAATGCAGCAGCAAGCGTGGAGAATCCAATCTGGCGGGCTTTAAGCACAATGCTGTATCGTGCATCAATCCACACACGGACAGTTTCCTCTTGCGCTTCACGCAAAGCAAACTTGATACGGCCACGCTCAGGATGTCGAATGGTCCAATAAGTAGAACAAAAATGCGAAAATGCAGCCACCAATTCCTCGGTGGTTGCACCTTCTGCACCTTTGCACTTACGCCATTCCTTCTCGTTGAGAAGGTCGGTAAGTTCCATTAGATTTTCTTAGGGGCTGCTTTCTTGGCTGCAATCTTCTTTGGGCTTGCACCAAAGGCTGCATCAATTTCATCCTTGGTCAATACACCGTCGATGCTTGCCTTGGCAAGACCTTCAGCAACCTTGAAAATTGAAACTGCACCAGCAATCAACGCTGACTTCCAGACTTCCAAGTCGGGGGCAATAACAGCAGCACCAGTGACAACGCCAAGGGCGTTGGTCAAAAACAGCGCAACAATACGGCCAGCAATATCTTTTGCCTTATTCATCATTCTCCTTGAAGTAAACACCGAGTAGGTGTATGAGTATTGCGATAAAGGTAATTCCCCAACCCAATGTCTTAGTTTGACCAGACAACGTAATAAGCACCATTCCAGTGCCGGCTAGTGTCCAAGTCAATGCATGGATTTCGGAAAGAATCTTCTTCACACCATTAGGTGCATTCGTTACGGTCTGCGGGTACCTGCAGCAGCAATGGCTGCGCCAGCAGCAACAGCAATAAGGGTTCTACGGGTGCTTACGGGGATGTTGCTACCAAGTGGAACGTAGTTGTCAAAGCCAGGGCTAAAGATGTTAATTTCCTCTTCAAAGGCTTCACGAACCTCGGCTGGTGCATCCTGCACAGCCTCTACAATGGCTTGTGCCTCTTCTTCGGAGAGATTGTCTACCTCAATGGCTTCGAACACAGCGGTAGCCTCTTCGGACGAAAGAGATGCCACAACCTCTGCGCTTTGGGCTACAGCCACAGCCAGTTCTTCGCTAACTTCCATACCTTCCTCAATTGACTCAATTGCGGTTAACAACTCTTCATCGTTGAGTTCCTCAACTGGGATTTCCTCTGTTACCTCATCAGGTAACACCTCTGTGGGAGTAGTATCATCTGGTAGCACAGGGGTAGTATCATCCACCAGTTCATCAACAAACGGTAGGGTATCTTCCGTCTCAATAGTAGGGTCTGTGTCTGGAGGTTCCAATGGGATTGTTTCTTCAACTATTTCTTCAGGCTCTTGGATGGGTTCCGTATCTTCTGTGGTTGGCTCTTCTATGGGTTCAGGCTCAACCACTACAGGTGGTTGCGCTACTGGTGGTGATACGTATTCTGTGGTGGTTGTGGTTTCAGGCACCGTCGAGGTGGTCGTAGTTGTTGTCGTTGTTGAGGTGGTCGTAGTTGTCGACGTTGTTGATTGTTCTGGCATGGTCGGCTCTGGTGCTAGCGATGTGCTGGTCGGTGCGGAAGAAGTCGTAGTTTCTGGAAGCGTCGTGGTAACTGGGTCCGTGACAGGCACAGTCGTTGTCGGAACAGTAGTAGTACTGGTCGTTGTCGACGTCGTGGATGTTGTTGTAAATTCCCATATTGAAAGATTACCAATCGAAAGATGACCAGGAGCACAACAAGTATCTGTTGAGTATTGACGGAATGTAAAAACATCACCCTCATTTACAGACACAGACTTAGTTCCTGATGCATTGTTTTGTTGTGTAATCAACGTGTAAACCCCGTTGATTCCATATTGTGGCGGGTCGTAGACCCAGCCATCGGTTGTTTGATACGACCAACTAAAGTCAACCGTGTTTACATCAGCCGGGATAGTTGTTTCAATCTTTACCCAATGCGCTGCGCCAGAGCAACCGTTCTGGTCTGGGCCATGCAATGTAATAACATTGTCTACAACTTCGACTGAGCCTCCACAGGCTGCTGATTGGCTGTAAGTCCAATCTCCCAGAACGTCTGCTTCGGCACTAGATACTGTGCTGAATAATGCAAGTATTGCTACTGGGATAAATATCAGCCAACGGGTACCAAGCATCACACAAATACTTTGCGTTTCCAATGAACTTTTTTGTAACCGTTCCTAAAATATTTTCTTATTTTTGCCAAATCTGTAATGTTGGCATACTCGTCGTGTTGACAAATTTCATGTTCCCATTCTTTTCTTTGAAAAGGGATTATTTGGAACATTGGTGTTCCAGCAGGAATAACACCATCAAATCCCTTTTTTAAAAGAAACGGCACATTATTTGGAAATGGAAGTTGATAAAAAGTATCTGTTTCTACAATTCCTGACATTGTTTCAAAAGGTAAATGAATCTGATTGAGTGGTTGGGTAATAAGTGACGACCAACCTTTAGGTGTTTCTATCCCGTAAGGTTGCTTCCATAGAAATTCCCATCGGTAATAATCATTGGATATTTCTGACATTGGTTCTCTGTGAGAAATAATTGTTGGTTCATTTGCAAAATAATATTCGCAACTACCATCACTATTAACTGATATTTGTATATCACACCAAGTTTCCTGAATGTAGCCAGACACAAAACAATCAGCATACGGCATACATTGTTTTACATTTTCAACAGTTTTCCCATCTTTATATCTTTGACCATCCTTGGGAACTGTTGGCATTCCTTTGAACCATTCAGGCATATAAAACCTTGCTGGTTTTGGTGGGGGTACGGTTGCGCCAATTAAATCATTGAGTGCATGAAACTTTATTTTTAATTTGTCAGGCATTTTTCTCCCTAGTCTTTGTTAGAAGGAATTCTACCCCACAAACCAATTGGACATTCCGCTTTGCGCAACTTTACTTTTACTTTCATAAAACAACCACATTTTTTGCATGTATGGGTTGGTTCAAATAAATGGTCACAATCAAGACAGATGAGTAGCCGTTCTTTTGGCGTATTGGCTTCCATTTCAATCGATGAATTCATCCCCTACTTCAGCAGAAAAATCTACCCACATTTCTAATCCTTCATCCCATGCAGCCATAGGAGATGGCTTCGGCACTGGTGGTTGCCAGTCATTATTTTCATCAAGAGTCCATAACCTGTAACGTTTTGGTAAAACAAATTCATCACGGAGTGGGTCGTATGACCCACCAATGGTCGCATATTGTTTTCGTATATTTCCATTGTAGGAAGTTCTTTTACAAACTTGACCACGAAAATTACCGTACCAAGTTTCTGGGTCTACACCTTCAATGAGTTCAGTTTCGTCAATCCCAACAATAACTTCAGTAACAATATTATTCTCGTCCAAAAATGCGTAGTGTGCCATTATGCAAACTCTATCGTTCCGGTACCAGCAGTAAATCTATAAATCTTATATCCACCAGTTGTTGTTGTTGGGGTCAAACCACCACCGTCTTTAGTCAAACCAGTAATTGCTGCAAGGTTTGGGAGTGAATCAGGGTAGCGAATAAACACAACACCAGAACCTCCACCATTACAACCATTGGCTTGTGGACTTCCGCCACCACCGCCACCAAGATTTGTTCCACCCTGACTACATGTAGCGCCAAGTTGTGCAGCAGCACCACCAGAACCACCACCACCGCCCACACCGTAACTACCACTATAAGCGCCAGCACCGCCGCCACCACCATAACCTACAGAACTACCCGAAATAGCGACAGATGTTCCACCACCACCACCACCACCAGAAGAACAACTGCCACCGCCGCCGCCACCACCAGTTCCACCACCGCCGCCTCCAGAATATATACATCCGCCAGAAAAGGATTGATGACCAGTTGAACCGCCGTAGCCCTGACCAGTCGTTCCTGCAGCCGCAGCAGTATTCCATGTGCCGCCGCCACAACCACCAGTAGAACCATAACCACCACCACCACCAATAGAAGTAACGGTATGAAATACCGAGTTACTTCCATTACCACCTTGGTTTCCACCACCAGCACCAACGGTCACAACATATGAACCAGTTTGAATTGGCAATGCAGTTTCAACCGAAGAACCCCCACCGCTTGCCGTAACAGTCGAACGAAGTCCACCGCCACCGCCACCGCCCCAGTAGTCGTATGCTCCACCACCACCACCAGCAAGAACCATGTAGCCAACTAAATAGTCAGTAACTGAACCACCAGCCCAATAACCAGCAACCTGTGCCGTGTTGCCACGGCGACCACGAGGTTGTAGAGAGCCACCACTGATGGCTTTGCCACCAGACATAGGACGATGAAAAGTAGGCACTTAGTACCCCTTACGCAATTACGTTGACGTACCCGCTAATGGAAATAACGTTAGCGGTAGCAGCAAATGCACGAACAACTAATGCTGTAGCGTTACCCTTCAAGATAAGACCTGGAACAATTAGGTATAAACCGTTTTCTGCTTTTACCGTGTATTCAATAAGGTCATCTGGAGAAGCAACGCCACCCCACTCAATTGTCAACTTCCTGTCAGTTGTGTCAGAGTTGACTGCGTACAGCCAAACTTCATGAAGGGTTGCGGGTGTAGTTGAACCAGTGTGGATGAGCGTACCTGCAGTCGCTGTTTGTGCGACCTTGATTTGCTTGCCATCGGTTGAACCGCTAAGGATTGTTTTGCTGAAAGTTGCCATATATGTTCTCCTAAATCGTTACATTACCAAATTAAACTGATTACTTCTTGTTCAACCGTATCCCAACGGTCAAATACCTGTAACTCCAACCACTCATCAACATCAGAGGTCGAGAAGTTAACAAGGTCATAAACGTTCGCAAAGTAGTCGTTTGCCAAATCGCCCAAAGTTGTGCCGGTAGCACCCTGAGAAATGTACCAGTCATACTCCAGGGTTCCACGATACTGAAGACCTTTTTCAGACCAGAAGGCGTACAACAAGTCGCCAAGGGTTAAACCTGCATCTGGGTAGGTAGCAGACAAAGCCTCGTACATTGCATCGTTAGTTGTCGCCATCTTCATCCTCCCACTTCAAATCGTAGACCTTAATGCCGTAATCGATACCGCACGTTGGACAAACCCAGTTGGTCAACCTTGGAGGGTACTCCTCGCCACATGTAGTGCATTCTTCCAAAATCAAACAACAACCTTCAACTGTGAACGACTAGCCTTTTCACGCTCCGCCATCGCAGCAATCAAAGAGTCCAACTCAGCATCAGTAAGTTCTGTTGCTTTCTTATTAGAACTAATCGTTACCGAAGGCGGAACCATACGGTTCGTCGCCTGCAAATACAACTGAGCAGACTTCGTATCACCATCAAGAGCCTTAGAATACAACGTATCGAGCAACCGCTGTGTGCGTTCAGGAGAACCCTGAACCTCATCCACCTGGTCCTTCCAAGCATTACGAAAGATTTCTTTCTTCTCCCAACGACGGAGAGTGGTTATATCAACACCAAGTTCTAAAGCCATCGCCTTCTTGGTCGCTGGCACACGCTCACTAGGAGCAGTACAAAGCCACTCAACGTAAACTTGTTGCTGTTGTGTAAGAGTCAACTCTTCATTTTGTTTCATTACCAAAAGGCCACCTTGTTACCTAATTGTGGAGGCAGAACCAATATGTAACGGAAGGGGGGGACTATAGGGGGGGAAGGAAAACCTGTGCACCGAAGCCGCCGCCCAAGCGGCTGCGAGTGTGCTACCTCCACAGTTCGAGAAGGGATAGTAAATGGCAACCAGTAAAAAGGACCCTAGATTAGCAAGGGCTGGCGTAGCCGGCTTCAACCAGCCTAAAGCAACCCCAGGACACCCAACGAAGTCTCACATCGTTGTGGCTAAATCTGCTGGTCAAGTGAAAACTATTCGCTTTGGTCAGCAAGGTGTCAAAACCAACCAGACCGCAGGACAGCGAGAAGCCTTCAAATCTCGCCACTCCAAGAACATTGCTAAAGGGCCGTTAAGTGCTGCATATTGGGCAGACAAAGTAAAATGGTCTCCGTCGAAAACATCCCAACCCAAAAATCAGAAATGGATTAAAGGCTCCTAATGGCTGCTAAAAAAACCAAATCCAAAGTCAATGCTGCTGGTAACTACACCAAGCCTGGAATGCGCAAAAATCTGTTTAATAAGATTAAGGCAGGTTCCAAAGGTGGAGACCCAGGTGAATGGTCAGCCCGCAAAGCCCAACTACTAGCCACCCAATACAAAAAGGCTGGCGGAGGCTACAAGTAATGGCACTAGCCAAATCCCAACGGTCCCTAAAAAACTGGACAGACCAAAAATGGCGCACCTCAGATGGTAAACCGTCGAAAGGTGACAAACGGTACCTGTCAGACGCAGCATGGAAAGCCCTAACTCCAGCAGAAAAGGCAGCCACAAACAGGGCTAAGTCCAAAGGCAACAAAGCCGGCAAACAGTTTGTTAAACAACCCCCCAAGATTGCCAAAAAAACCAAACAGTACAGATAAAACAGTACGTTAAAAATAGGTGCCGGTACTTAAAAAAAGACCCCCACCCCCTATCCAAAACTAATCGCTACGGCTACGGGCTGTACCAGTACTTACTTCAAGTCACCCCCACCCCCACCCATCCCCCCCGTGTGCGGCTCCCGTTGGTCGCCGCTCGGCGTAAAGCGTAACAAATACAAGTCACATTCGCTTCTAAACCCCCCGCCCCACGATAACCGCAACATACACCGTACTAATAACAGGTGCGTCCCCATTGCTGTGTGCTAACCCATGAACTGTGAGCCGCCTATCCCAGATGTAATGGTTTTTACGGTTCGTCACCCCTTTTAAAATACGAAAAGGGGCTAGAACCTATTTGCTCTTTTTCACTACAAAGCATAACAATTCCGTTGTGCGTAACCAAAGGAGAATGAGATGCAAGATTCACTAGAAATGTTGGAAGAGAAAATAAACGAACTTGTCTGGTCGTTGGAAAATTACGACGGAGTTTGCTGTGGTATGGCTTGTAACTGCTATGACAACAACAAGTCTGACCTACAAGAAGCAATGGCAGAGTTGGACAGGCGACACATGAAAATGGAAATGAACAATGACGTGCCATCGTGGGTGGAGATACCTGCTGAGGTTGATAACGCCGCCGATTCTTTCTTCTGGAAGGAATAACAAGACAGGTCCGTGACGATAACCCTTCCCCCAAAAAACATGAGGGAAGGGCTATCTAATGATGCTCTTTCTCATTCTGGTAATCGCTGTACGAGAATCGTACCTGAAAGAATCAAGATGCCGCCGTGTGTCTTGAAGCGAGAGTGTCCATGTATCCCTAGAGATTTGGTTAGGGATGCTGGACATTCACCGATTTCAAATAAACAACAACATGAACTGGAGGTTCGTGATGAGTATGGATATAGATGCAATATTGGCCCACTTCCCCGATTCGGAGATTGTGGATATTAATTGGGAACCTGTTGAAAATCGTTTGTACGAACAGGTTGAAGAAATGTTTGGTGAATCAGCAGATTTCATCATCAACAAGTTTGGATTTGGCTTTCTCGAATCTTTCGGGGATGACATGGGCAGAGCCGTTGAAGCGATTCTTGACCCAACAAACGAACTTGAATGGTTGTTTGGTCGCTGAACACCCTGATTGTCCATTGGTGGACGTTAAATAACATGAACCTTGCGATTGCTCTGGCAAGTTAAACATTGAGCCTCTCATCTACCTAAAGGAGTCAAAATGATTGTTACTAACTACTTCGGTGTATTCACCGTCGCTCTAACCGCTTGCCTAATCACAGGTGCCCTGGCTTTCGCATGGGGCTTTGAGTATGCATTCAAAGTAATCAACCGACACAACAGAAAGAATGGTAAATAACATGAAAACTTACGAACATTACAAGGAAGTTGACAGGCTGGAGTTGGAAAACACAAGGCTTAACGAAAACCTTCTTGCCTACGCCGAGTTGGTGGAAAGCATGACAAGGCGAATCATCCGACTTGAACAAGAAATCAACAAGTTAGAGATGATGTAATCAAAAAGACAAACACGAGATACGAACGGGGTGAGCAGGTTTGTCACCCCGTTCTAGTCTCTCTTCAGAAAGGTTTTTAAAAAAATGATTCAGTTACCACGGATTGGTTCATATATCAAGTCCTACTCTAATTCCTCTCGTCCCTCTGTGGATGAAGAGAATTTTCCGTTCACTACTCGCTACTTCCACAAGACATTCTCAGAACAGGGCTTATCTGCTGACGGTTTGTCTTTGGAAGAAATTGAGTTTGCTTGTAGTGAGTACGAGTCGGGTGTCAGACGTCAAAGGTCAGATACGGATAGGTATGAAGATAATCAGTTCTTTGAGGACTTTGTTCACGATGACGATTTATCACATGACCTGAAACGGGTTTATGACCCGGAATGGGCCGATGATGATGCTCGATGGTCGTTTGCATTTGTACCTAACAAAAAGAACTAATAGTCATCTCACTTGCCCCCGCAGGTATGCGGGTCAAGATGAGATTAAGAAAAAATTTAGAATATCAACTACTAACAAAGGATAAATAAAATGATTGAAATGATTGTACAAGGTATCACTGGACGTGGTCCCAACAACACCAACGTAACTATTGTTCCGAATGACGAATCTGATGTCAAATACGGAACTGTAACCATCAAGAAGGGACATGTTCCACACATCTGGATTCCAAACAGCGTTGTGGACCAAGTTAATCTTCGTGCAGGTATGACCTTAATTGTAGAGCAGGTTCAACAAATCGGTCAGCCTGAAACTCACTGGGGCGAAGGTGACATGAATCAGAAAAAGCGTCCTACACAACGAGTGCGTATTGGTGGCGGTCTTGATGTCCGTGAACCAGAAGCACAAGAGATGAAAACCCTCACGGTTACGAGGGCATAAAAAAAGACCTGAGCACGTCGTAAAACTACTCAAGTTGGGGTTCTGGTCCATTCACTTGGGCCGGAACCCCTTTGTGTTTGGCGGGTAAAGACAAATCGGATGGGAGAAAAATGGAAGAGTTAGTAAAAATTGTAGTTCAGTTGGTAACAGCACCGTTTGCACCAGAACAACATTATGGCGTTTTCGATTCAATGTATGAAGCACAACAGTGGATTGAAAAACAACCTGAAGAACTTAAATTCAATTTAATCTTCGTCAGAAGCAAACAGCGTTACAGACCAGATGCATCGGATTGGTATTACCAAAATGACGACAGAGACTTCTTTGCAGAATGGGAAGCATAAATGAAATCAAACATAACTCAAATCATCTACAACAAAAATGCTGGTGTTAATCCAGACAGCGTAGAAATACTTGTTCACACAAAGTGGACAGACGATTGGGACCCTATTCGTGTGCCAATCAATGTGGAATCAGAAGAAGAAAGAATGTTGCTGTTCGATTTCGTATGTCGGGCAGTGTGGAAAAAATACAACTTAACAACAACGAATGTAGGTTCAATCATCGCAGAAGAAGGAGCAGTATGAGCACATTAGATTTAGCAATCTTTTATATTGCAATGTTCCTAGCCGGAACAATCATTTTTGTAATAGCAATTGGCTACATGGATAAGAAAAAAGAAAAAGAATGGACGAAACTACAAATTCGTCTGAACTCACAAAAACTACACCCAAGTACCAAGATTGGAGATAACAATGCCTAGCGATTACGACGATGAACCAGATTATGACGCACACTGTTACGCATGTGAATGCGGACTATTCGACGGTGACTACGAATACCTCGATGACGAACCACATTGCAACGATTGTTACGAAGCAAGAGCAGCAAACGTTGTCATCCACAACTGGGGATACAAACCTGAACCATCATTTCTTAGTGATGATGGCAAAGCATACAGCATGTATCAACCATTGGGGGGTCAAGTGTACAGAGATACACGTGGCCGAAATGTGTCAAGAAGTCAACTATATATGGGTTTTGAGCAAGAAGTAGAACACCTCGGATACGACAGAGAAGAAGTAGCACAACTAGTTCTGGACGTAGCAAACAAACAGAGACAAACTGTGTACATCAAAGATGATGCATCACTTGATAGCGGATTCGAAATTGTTTCTCATCCGGGAACACTTCAGTTCTTTACAAAGTATTTCGATTGGTCGGCAATATCTCAATTGTCTGAACTGAACTGTAAGTCATGGAATAGAAAAACATGCGGACTACATATTCATATGTCACGCAATGCTTTCAAAGATGAGAAACATTTGTTCAAGTTTCTCGTGTTGATATACAAAAATCCTAAGAGCATGATTCAATTCGCAGGGCGAAACTCACACTTCGCAAAGTTCGATATTGATGCGTTCCTCAATGGATACGACGGATGGGGTGACAAAGCAAAACGAAGCACTTCATTCATGAAGATGGCAAAAAGGGAATCAAGTAATGACGACAGGTATTGTGCTGTAAATCTAAGAAACTCACAAACAATTGAGTTGCGTTTCTTTAGACCATCATTACTGCCTTCAACAACGCTTGCAGCATTACAACTATGTGACGCAATGTTCCACTACACGGAAGCAATGACAACACCAGAAGTAATGTCCAAAAAGGCTTTGGAATTTGCACAATTCGCAAAGTGGGTAGAACAACAAAATGATAAATACAAAATTCTTGATGAAAGAATCAAGACACGAGTAAGTATTGGAGAAAGATAATGTGTTTACTTACATTCCTACCTGAGTCTGTTTGGCCAAATGTAGAAAGGTTTGAGACAGCAGCAATCGGAAATCCTGACGGATTTGGGTTTGCAATCTTAGACAAAAACAAAATACACAAAGCACACAGCATGAACTTCCAGGAAACAATGAACAAGTTCTTGGACATGCGGACAAAACACACAGGACCAGCATTGTTCCACTTTAGGTGGGCGACACATGGTTCAGAAACACTAGACAACTGTCATCCATTCCTGCTTGGCAACGACCCAAACACTGTAGTTGCACACAACGGAATATTGCCAGTTTCTATTCTCAAGGGTGATGACAGGTCAGACACCAAGGTGTTCGCAGAGGACATCATGCCAGCAGTTGGTGGCATTACAAGTCTTGACAATGATGAGTACCACAATAAGTTATCACAATGGGCTAAAGGAAACAAACTCGTGTTCCTAACCAACAATGATGACGCATTGTATGACTTCTACATTGTCAACGAGCATCTTGGTCACTGGGATGAAAACATGTGGTGGTCAAACTATTCATACGAAGCAGTTGCAACAACGTACAAGTATCCAGCATATGGTGGTTACTCAAGAATGTATGGTGGTGGATGGGATGATGATTGGGATTACGGGTATCACAAAACAGAAAACCTGTACGAACAAGAAACACTCGTCGAAGATGAACTTCAAGAGTGTTGGGAAAAGATGGATATATACCTAACACGAGTAAGTGACAAAGAACAATTGCTCGAATGCTACACATGTGCACACAGTGAAGTAATTGCAGTAGATGATATAAAAACTCATTGTCCAGAATGCATGGCGTGTTTGTTCTGTGGGGCACACCATGACTGCGGATGCTGGGACGCAATATACGAAGCAAATGAATCATTCCATTTAGAAACAACAATCTACTAAGGAGAAAATATGACACTTGAATACATCGAAGCAGCAGTAATCAAAACTCATCTTACAAAAGCAATAGTCAAAGAACTACTGCGCTCGGGAGAATTTGAAAGATGGGTACTGGTGAATTCATCAAAAACAAAAACAAAAGAAGATAAAAAACGATTCCAAGTAAGAGCATGTAACTACGCAAGTTCATATTCAAAATACCCAGAACTTGAATGGGCATGTCATGAAGGTGAAAACAATTATTCCGTCGTCGTAAGAAAGTTGGAGACAAAATGACAACAATCAAATTAATTCCACAAGAAATGGAGTTCAATGTCTCACTAGATAGTGCGTCATTGCCCTCGCTATTCAATCAATCACTAGAAACAACAATCGATGCAAGAATCGAAGCAACACTCAAAAACACTGAGTTCACACGCAAGGTGCGTGACTGGTTGCTAGAAAGCATCGACACAAGTGACATCGCAAGAGACATGACTAGGTACATTGATTACGAAGAAATATCAGAACGAATCTGTGACAGAACAACATTGTTCGAAGAAGACAATCTGCATAGAGTAATCATGGAAGATGCAAGATTCGGAAACAAACTACGTTCAGCAATGGAATCATTGGTGACTTCAGCAATGATTAACAGCGCAGTAGAAGAAAAAATGCAAGAATACCTAGCAGCACTCGCTGTGGATGCAGCAGATAGAGCAGTAAAGATTATCGCAAACCGGCTAGACAAGGGAGCAGATGAATAAGACTTTCAGCATCTATAAACCAACATTCATGGAGAAAGGAAAGTGTGTTGGCTTTCCAACACGCTGGTGGTTTCCAGAGTTTAGGGACAAGAAAGAACAAACAAGAAATACACAAAAGGCAAAAGAATTATGCCTGCAATGTGAAGTAAGACAGCAGTGCATCTCATATGCAAAAGAAACACGTTCATCCGGCATATGGGGTGCAATGACATTCGATAGAGGACTACCAAACAAAAGGGGAAAAAGAAATGTCAAGTAAAGAAGAAACAATGTTAAAAATAGAACGAGACATCAGTGACTCACTAAAGAAAGTATTTGTTGATGAGTTCTCATTACCAGAAGCAATTCTGTTTGGAATAGAAACATTCATTGGGGAACCACCAATGATTAATCCAATCTCAAAGAACCAAGATGTGTATGATATGCTGTTTGATGAGGACATACCAAGGCAAATTGCACCCTATACCAAGTTCGTAGTCGTTACATGCGGGTGGGCTGCACCACTAGAAGATGAAGAAAAAGAAGACGATACAATACGTCCATCGTTACATCCAAACAGAAAACGAGTTAAAATGACTCTTCTGTGTGACAATGGCAAGATTACATCAGCCATTGCATTCAAAGGGGAAAAAGAGATTATCGTAGATGTGGGTAACGCATCTGGCGACCTTAAAGAAGCAATGCTTGATTTGTACTACAGGTCACGAACAATGAAAGAAGAAATCTGTAACGATTAAAAATATCCTATCCCCCTAACATTGGAGAACAATTTGTTAAAATCACTACTAATCGCAACCTTAATGACTGCAGCCACAACATCGGGTGGGGAGTATACACCATACTCGTCCTCAAATTACTACAATCCAAAAGTAATTGCACCCAAATCTGCAAAATGCCCACAATGGTGGGACATGGCACAATCAATTGGCTGGAGAAAAAACCAACTGGAAATGCTTGACAAAATCATGTACAGAGAGTCAAGGTGCGATTTGTATGCAATTAACAAACAAGACCCCAATGGGGGGAGTTTCGGACTAATGCAAGTCAACGGCTTCTGGGATAACTACTGCAAACTAAATAAGAAACGTGACTTAATTGACCCATCGATTAATTTACGATGTGCATTATCCATATTCAATTATGCAAGCGACAGACACGACAACGGATGGGGGCCCTGGAACGAGCAAGAATAATCTCCGCTGTCACACCCTTCACACTTGCGTGTGCTAGTTTGGGGGGACAACAGGGGGGCTGTTAATAGTCCGATATCACTGCGACCAACCCTATGGGGTTGGCGCAACAAGAAAAGAGACACATGAGAATAGAAAATAATGGTGGCACTACAACCGACCGTATCTACATACGACAATCATGGCTAAATGATGCCTTAATGTGTCCGGAACGTGCACGATTAATGGAGTTGAATCCATCTGCACGAAAAGAAAATGACTCAGCAATGATGGGAACAGCATGCCATAGTGGCATCGAAGCAGTTCTCAACAAACAAATTGAGCCTAGTGAAATAGCAGATTATTCTGTCAACTCATTCAAAGCAGCAGAACAAGACTTGTGGACGCAGGGCAAGTCAATCAATATCACCAACACAGAGCCACGCAATTGGGAAAAGCATATTGCCTCAATGTCTGAAGCATGGGTTAAAGACATCATGCCTCATGTGCCAGAAGGTGGACAAACAGAATATAAATTTGCTACAAAAGTTGGTGCAATTTCTAATGCGTTGTATGAATACGAATTGTACTTTGAAGGCACAATGGATTACATTCATCCGACTGGTATTTGGGACTGGAAAACTGCCGCCCGAAAATACTATGAGGGCGAAAAGCAAATGCAAAATATTCAGTCTGCAATTTATTGCCAAGCAGGAGTCAACCTCGGATTGGTTGAGTATCCTGTAGATTTCTCGTTCGGAGTAATGATACGCAACGCATCATCAACCGGACAAATAGTTACAATCAAACGACGTGAGGAACATGCCAAGTGGGTTATCGCTCAAGCAACAGCACTTGTCAATACCATTCTCACAAACAAGATTTACCTGCCATCAGAACGATGGCTTGTAAACGACCAACACTTTCTCTGTTCAAAGAGATGGTGTCCAGTATGGTCAATGTGCAAAGGCTCGTTTATTCACGAGTCAACTAACAACGCTGAGGAGGCGTAATGGACAAAGATAGAGCAATTATCACCCAAGTCTGTGCAAAAATTGCAGCAGACCTAACAACCAAAGACCTGGAAGTTGGAGAGCGACTGTCTGAATTTGCAGTCATTTTTTCTTCAATCACAGAAATTATGATGGATGAAATTTATGGTCAACCATCAACCAGTCAAGCCAAAGAACAGAACGCAGTAGTTGTTCAAATGGTTAAAGAAGCATTTAACGCAGAAGAAGTATTCGCCCCAAACACAACGGTGACAACAACTGCAACTGCAACTGATGCTGGACTACAAGTTGTTGGTAAGCAACACGGACCAATCCCTGATTGGCTTGTAAAGGCTTGCAAGCGTGACGGAGTAACCAAGGTTTACGACAATCGTGACGGCTTGGCTTCTAATCCAAAGCGACCTTCATTCAAGGCAGTAGATGCCGAGAAAGCCTATTGGCCACCTCGGAGTAAGTAATGCGCTTATCTGTCGATGACATATCGGCAGGCTGGGAGATGGTGGGGCGGCAACCAGTCGCTCCACCTCCCGAGTATCGAATGTATTCGCCACTCTCAGACGCTGCTGACTCATTTGTAAGATGGGCACAATCACCACAAGAAAGAATCCATTTAGGAATACCACAGATAGACGCAGAATTGCGTGGTATCGCACCAGGCGAAATAGCCATGATGCTCGGATTCGCTCATGGTGGCAAAACACTTGTCTTACTACACGCACTTCGTAAGAACAGAGACAAACATATTGCCCTGTTCATTCCAGATGAACCAAAACAACTGGTCTTAACAAAACTAACCTGCATACATCACCGCATAGACGCACGTGAATTAGAAGCAAGAGTAGCCGCAGACGACCAAGATGCAATCAATCTGCTACGACAAACAGCAGAAGAAGACTTTCCTAATCTCGCAGTATTTGACCAGCCGTTAACGGCATCAGACATGGAGCGAGCATACGGAGAACTATGTGACGTCTGGGGTCAAGTACCAGAACTCGTAGTTGTTGACTATCTCGACCTTGTGGAAGCAGGAGAAACTGTTCCTGATAAGGCAACATTCCTCAAGGGATTCGGTCGTAGGCATGACATTCCCATGTTGGTATTACACCAGACATCACGCACCGCAGGTGCGGATGGCAAGAAGATGACAATGAGTTCAGGCTCCTACGGAGGCGAACAACAAGCAACTTCAATCATTGGTGTGCGCAGAAAAAAATATCAAATAGCACATGAGATAAACGAACTTGTAGAAAAGTTGGACCGTTCGCATTCAGAAAGGTCTCAAGACAGGCTTGAGTATCTCAGGATGGAAGCAAGAATACATGAGTACACAGTTACGGTCAGTTTGTTGAAAAACAAAAGACCAGCAGGGCAATTAGTAGACGACATAGATTTCGAATTAGACGCAACAACAGGACGACTTACAGAACTCAATGGAGAACTACCAAAGCAATATCATCAAGGAAAGTTGTATGAATGATGCAATAGAAACATTCATGTTGCTATTCGGTGGCAGAACAGATGCCTACGGCACATGGGAAGGTGGCTCCAACAAGTCACAAGTAACCTATGAAACATTCGCCAAACATTTGTATGGTGAAGAATTAATTGGAATATACCCACTAACAGATGGTTCGTCCGTTAGATGGGGTTGTTCTGATATAGATGTTGACGATATTGACTCTGCACGTAATCTGCAAACAGCATTAAAAATCAAAAGCATAAACTCATTCGTGGAGAAAACAAGGCGTGGATACCACGTTTGGGTTTTTGCTAATGACTGGGTGCCAGCGGCAGTCATGCGCAGGGCATTCCTGTCCGCACATGAAGCAGTCAATCTTGTAGCCAAAGAAGTAAATCCAAAACAAGAAGAAGCAACAGGGCTTGGCAACTATGTCAGACTTCCGTATCCGGGTGGAATAGATAACATCCCAGAGAATAGATACATGTTGCTCGACAAAGATGACTCACCCATGCCACTCAAAGACTTCCTGCATCAAGCGTATGAAACACGCACAAACATCAATCTGTTGTCACCATTGGCCGAAAAACACAAGCCAAGAAGCAAAATGCATTTCAACAATCTCACAATCTCTCCAAGCGTCAACACATCGCTGGATAAAGTCAATGGCTACATTGCGACAATCTGGCGTAACGGCCCGATGGAAGGCAACGACAGAAGCAACACACTTATCAGAATGTGCCACTACATGTTTGAGTATGGCACTCCAATTAATGATGCCTATACTATTCTTGTGGACGCAGATAAAAGATGGGGCAAGTTCCACCTCAGACCAGATGCTGTGGTACATTTAACAAAAATAATCGAAGATTGCTACGGTAAAGACCACACTTACAAGGAAGATTTCAACCCATGAAAAAGTTTCAATACCATCAAATCATAAAAATACGACCCATCGCAAAGGGTCGTCCACAGTTCAACAGCAAGACAAGGAGTGCTTACACTCCGAAGCGAACAAGGGATTATGAAAAAGAAGTAAAAAAAGCCTACAATGGGCCACTGTTCGAAAACAGTTTGCTCTACATCAAACTACGTTTCACAACGGATGGGACAGAGTTGATGATTGAGCCAGTAGAAGAAAATCCATCGGTTGCTCAACCTAAATCAAAGTTAACTTCTGACATTGACAACTATGCAAAAGCAGTATTAGATGCATTAAATGGTGTTGCTTACACAGACGACAAACAAGTTGTTTGTTTGTATTTGGAAAAAGCATGAAAGAGTCACGCTGGGATTTTCCAGCAGAACGCAGATACAACTTTTCTGATGACTTAAAGTTCGGCAAAAAAGGTGAAGAACTCACCCGCAATTTCCTACAGTCAATTGCTGATGGTTCCTTTGAGGTAAAGACAGACAGATACCGCAATGGTCGGATGGTTGTAGAAACAGAACAAAACCCAAGAGGTAATGGCTGGAAGCCAAGCGGTCTTGAAGTAACAGAAGCAAAATGGTGGGTGTATATTTACTGTCTTGATGGCGCAATGCTTGCAGTCAATGTTGACAGATTGAAAAGATACATCTCAACACTTCCTAAAAACAGAATGAAAACATTCGCTTGGAACTCAAGCAATCCATCAAAAGGATTTCTTCTCCTTCCAGAAGAAGTCATGGACATGATGATAAATCCCGATTACGATATTGAGGAATAGGGACGTATGGCTGTCGCCATCCCTGTCCTCCACATTGAAGGGCGGGAGAAGGCCAGAGACGCCAATTGAGGCGTTGATGATGGCTGCCCCCATGACGGACACGCAAGAGTCCGTAATGGAGTTACAACCGCTGAGAGAAGCAGTAGCGGATTGCATCGAGCAACTCAGCGAACAAGACCAGTTCATAATTGATGCAATCAATTCAGAAATGATTTCACTTCAAAAACTAGCAGAACGGATGGGTGTTTCTAAACCGCATGCCTGGAGGTTACGAAATGCCGCTTATGAAAGACTATCATTACTCCTCCGTTCCAATCCCTATATTCGTGAAAGGCTTAACTTAGATGAAAACGAACCAGATTACGGTGGGATTTGACAGTGCAGTCAATATCAACGAGGTGGCTGAACTTCTTAAAGCGTTATATATCAACGTGGATGTGGGTAAAGGAATATCAGAAAACGGTTTGCCGTTCGGGTGTATACATGTTGCTAATAAGAAAAGGAAGAAAAATGTCAGATGAATGGATTTATGACATCATGCCCAAAGAACAAGTTGAATCAATAAATAGAAAAGCAGATAAAACTTTATACAACATGTCGGGTGGGATTAGTTTGGTATTAACAACAGACAATCAATCCGCTGTTGACTTGTGTCAAAACTGGAGAATGGCACTTCAAGGAAGCCCAATGTCATGGGTCAAAGTATCTTCGTTCCTTGCCGGCATCATAGAAACAATAGAACAACATTTATTCGATGAAAACATAAACCCATACGAGCAAGATGAGTACAATGAAGAAGATTAAATGTAATTGGGATTTAGTTTCTGTTCACTGGCGTGACGCATTCGACGGAGAAAACGGGTGGACAGACGTAAAAGAATATAAAGCAAAAGAAGCAACCGTAGTAACCGTCGGATGGCTTTGGCCCGACTGCCTCGATGGCTATATAACATTAGTCAACTCGTATTTCCCCGACGAAGTGCCAGACATGAAGACTGCTGGCATGCCAGTTCACATTCCTTTAGGAATGGTCATTGACATGCAAACACTCAGGCAGGCGGTTGTTCTTCTTCCACAAGAGGGGGAGAAACAATCTTCAAGTTTGCAAAAGCCGCCCTCATCTTCTGAGGGTCGTCTGCCATCGCAGGAGATACTTCAAAGTGAAGCCAGTCCCCACCAGGTGCACCTGTAATTTCGTGACTCTTGTAAGATGACCAGCCTGCTCGGTCGCATCTCCAGCCACGACCATGTGGCTTCGGAAAGTAATCCAATATTGCTTCAAGACCAAGTGCGTCTGCGTTATCAACAATAATCTTGCAAATTCGCACAGCCTCCCTACGTCCATTCTTCACACCCTTATTTGGTGGCATGTGGCGGTAGGAAAGGTCAACTGCTCTTCCTGTTGCATGCGTACTGAGTGACTCTTTGCCCCTCATATTGCGAACACCAAAGTCGCCATTGTTCCAGAGTGCACCATTAGAAAGTTTAATTACTTCATCAATAAACACTTTCATGCCCGGACGGAGCCCCTTGGCGGCACCGTCCTTGTTTCCTGTGTATGGTCTCTTGCTCATATTTCTCCTTATTTCTTCTTGTTCTTATTATTAAAACCTAATGCTGGTCTGGCTACAGTCAACGGTGTTAATGCTGTTCCAACAGCAGAACCACCAACAAAAGCACCCCTTCCAAGTGACTTTACTTTTTCAAGTGATTGTTGTTTGGAAATTAATTTTGCTAATTCATTTCTTAATGCATCATCAATTTTATTTCCAGTTTGAGTAACAGGAAGAGTTTTTGAACCAACAACAGTTTGGGATGGAGCCATTCTTGCATTAAGAGAAGCAGGTAAAGTATTATTGCCGGTATTGCCACTTTTCTGCAACCCTAACCAATATTCATGTTCTGGGTCCAACCTTCCAGTTGGGCTTTTTGTAACATAAATATTTTTATTACCCATTGGATTCATGCGAACATTTGGAAGATAATTTTCAACTGAATTAATCAATTCATTTGGATTTAATTTTTGCGCATATGCGTCAGTCGAAGACAATTTGTATGTTTGTCCTTCAATTAATGGGAAACCAGGAATTTCCCCAGCACCTTTATTTATATTTAAATTTGGCATAATTCTATCCAAATTTTCATAAGGAGAAATGTGAACTCCAATATCTCTTGGTTTAATCCACTGCCTCAATGCCCCAATCTTTGGTACAAATTTTTTCCCTGCCACACCAAGACCCTTACCCACACCGGCACCAGCACCCATTAACGCCGAATTTATTAGTAACTGTTTTAATAGTTCATCTCGTCCACGCATGTTGGCTTGGAACGTTCCACCCAGAGCATAGTCGTCAACAAGTTTTCCAGTTTCCTTAAACAAGTCTCTAGTGTCATTTACAATAGAGGCAGTGCCGGGTTGTTGCCCAGATTTACTCCAGAAGTTAACAAAATTGTAAAGGTCGTTAATATCCATCAGTTGCCTCCTTAGTTGTATTTTCGGATGGGTGAACCAAGATAAGACAGCCAAGCATTAAGTTGTGACATCGGATTGTCGTTCAATAACAATCTGTCTGCCTGTCCAGCAGTTGGGACTGCACCTCTCAACGCATTCAATAGTCTGTCTTGAGTTCCTGTAAATTCTTTGCCAGTAAAAATGTCTTTGCCAATAATCTGTTCAATCGGTATTGACAGAGCAGGTGTAACTTTATTCAACATCCTCATCGGATTGGTCAAATCATCAAGTTCTTGTGGAATTCTAGTAAATCCGAAGTCTGGCATTGCATACAATCCAGTTCCAAATGGAATCCTAAAGCCACCCATGCTCTTAACAAATGGTGGTAGTGGAGTTTCGCTGTCTTCAAAGTTGCGCTTAAAAGAGTTGTAAATCAAATATGGTTTTGGATTCAACCACATGTTTGTTATTTGTAACGTGAGGTTCTTTGAATAGAAAGTCCAGAATGGGATTATCTGTTTCATTACTTTGTCAAGACTGGACAAGTCTTCGTAGTCAAAGAAGAATCGCTTGACTCTTGCCTGGGCGGAGCCGGCATCGGCTCCTTTCATTGCTGAGTCAAAAGCAAGAACAAAACGGCTGTAGTTATCGGATGCCTGTCCAATTGCATAGTTCTTTCTAGTGAGCCAGTTGTCAATCAGTCTGCTAGCACCAACTGCATCTTTGAAGACTTCGGTATAAATACCACCACCACCACCGAGTGCACCTTCTCGTGCTATCTCTGCAACCCTGGACAAATCGGGTGGGAGTGTCTTAACAAAATCTTCCCACAAGACTCCTGCTCGTTTTGCTTTAATCCAATTGAAATAAAGTTTGGAGCCACCAATCATGTTGTCAATGTCTGCGTCAGCAAGAACCAACTGGACGGCGTTGGCTAATCCATTTCGAACGTGGAAGCCAGGTGACAATACAGCAAATGCTTTGAAGAACTTTGTGTATGGACCAATGTAGTAAGCCATCTTGCGAACAAATGCTGGGTCAGATATTCGAGAAGCAGCATCAAACATTGCTTTCATTTCTGGTGAAGCATAAAGATTTGGGTAGTACTGCCCAAGTTGTTGGTACATGATTGTCGAATCTTTGATTCGCTTAATGCTCTGTCCGGCTGTCATAACAGCCTCTTCAGGAACACCATCAACAACCTGACCATTTGCCAGTCTTACTTTTCCGTTAGGAAGAAGTGTGCCACCACCATCAATCATTCTCTGAACGCCAAGAAGCATTTGTCTTTCAACTTCTACGTCTGACATCGAACTTACAGTTCTCCAGAATTCTATTTCAGAATCAATCTGTGCTTTGACAACAGAGTCAATTGCTTCCCATTCTTTCTTTGCACCCATTTCATCCAAGACATTCTTAGCATCTTCAAAAAACTTCATCGCTTCCTGGTGCTTGTTAAACATATCACCAGAACCTGCAGAGTATTCCAGAACCGTTCCACGGTTCATGGTTGCATTTAGGTTGGCATTCTGCACCAATGCAGATACAGCAGACAAATTGTCAAGAGTTCTATTGACCGATTCTGCATCCACAACTTGCCCAACTGCAGATGCTTGGTCATATGCGGCCTGCAGGTTATCCAACAAAGCCCGTGTGTCGTCAAGTTCCTTCTTAGCAAGAATCTCTGGCTGTCGAGCAATCTCCGCTAACTGATTACCAAGATTGGTTAAAGCATCGTCACTCATAACTGTGGCGGTAGCACCAACTTCAATTGGCACATCACCCCTAACAATGTTTGGTGACTTATCAAATACTGGCTTTAAGACAGTAAACAGTGGGTCGTAGGAATCCGGTATTTGCTGCTGTGGGTCAAACAAGGCATCGGTAGACCTCGTATTGGCCGCAGAGAGCCCTTCCCTGGTCCTTGCGGCCTCCCTAGAGCCACGAACCCTTCCAAGGGCTGTGGCGCTCTCCTGACGCATCTCAGAGGTAACTGGCTGGTCCAGTTCAGGAGCCAGAGCACGTAGACGTGCCTGGCGTTCCCTAATGAGTTTCGTAAAGGGCTTGCTAAAGGGATTGACGCCCTTGCTTCCCTTCAATTGATAAAAGACATCAATTTCTTCCTGCAACTGAGCAACACCCTTTTGCTCTAATGGTTGGTCAATTAACTCTTGGATTCGAGCACGAGCACGAGCATTTTGTTTGAGTTTTATTATTTCTTTTTTGTCAAATTTGGGGAGTTCACGACCAACTACATAACTAACGTTTTCAACATCTCCAGCAGATTCAACACTTACGTCATCGATAATTTGCTCTGGAGTAAATCGAACAACACCTGGTGCACCAAGTATTTTTTTCCTAAATTTTATTAATTGACTAGAATCATAAGGTGTCCATTCGGCCACATCAGATGCAATATTGTCAATCATCTTTCCAGATGAGTCAATAGAGTTTGCAATCATGTCAAGAGTCTTTTGTGGATTCTTTCTTGCATGTACTTCAGCAAGCATTCTTTCTTCGTAACCACGCATCTTGCCAAGAAACTTTCCAGAAGATGTCTTGTTAAATGCTTTCTGAATATTTGCTCGTCGTGTATAAACATCAGCAGCCTTGGCACCAGCATCGGGTTGATTACGCAATGTGTATTCAACAAACTTTTTCAAAAGCAAATCATCAGTGAGTTCGTCGCCGTATGTACCAAACTCTTCCGGTGCATAAAGTTGTGCATTGTCCCTAATTGATTTAATCAACTGACCAAATCGACCAGAACTCTGCATACCACTATCAATATTCTTTCCATCAATAATGCTTAACCAAAAATCTTTAGTAACTTCAATCTGTGAGCCGGACTTTGTTCTGACAACAATCTTATCCATGTCAAGGTCGGCAAGAATGTAAAGAATATTTGCATAATTTTCAACAGACTTGTGAACTGGGTAAACGTCATTCGATTTCAAAGCATCATAAATAGCCTGGACTTCTTCAAACTCCTTAGATGTAGGAACAGCATCAGGAACAACAGAGCGTGTTACATTTTGATTCTTCAAGAAAACATCAGTTGCATCAGTAGTGCCAGCAGGTGAAGCAAGAAAATCATTTGGCAAAATATTCAACAGGTCATTGGATTCTTTGACAGACCTATTTATAACAAACATGTCATTGGCAATGTTTTGAATATCAATAGTCATAGGAAAAAGAACTTCAAGTTTTGTTTTTTCAAACTGATTAGCAAACAATCTTTCTAGTTGACCATTTAATTCCGGTCCAACAAAATTGTTGTCTAATAAATCTATTTGTTGAATAATAAAATCAATATCAATAACATTAATGTTTTTCTCCAAAACACCCAAGTTTGTATTCAGGTATTTGGTTCTATGTTTTTCAAGAAACAACCTCAACGTGTCCAAAGAGCCACCAGTATTAACAATGCTGTCAAAGTTCTTGAAAAGAAAATCTTGCAATTCTTTAATGTTTTCATCAGCATTCAAATATTGAACCTGTATTTTGTTGTATTCAATTTTCTGTATTACAAGTTGTTTTTGCAAATCGTCAATCATTCGCCTCTTACGAATTCTGAATTTATTAAATGCTTTTCTTTTTGCTGGAGACAAAGAATTAAGTTGAGTTCTGTACTTGGAAGAACGTTCTACGGTATTAACCATCTCACGTGATTTAATGGCTTGTTTTTCAATATCATCAAATAAATCATTTGTAACATTATTTTCACGAGCAACACGACGGAAAAGACCAAGTGGTCCAGTATCGGATGTCCTACCAAAATTGCTCGAAGTTAATTCAGCAACCCTTTTGGTATCACCAGCCTTAACAGCCTCAACCAAATACGGCCTAACCGTGCGCTGAATAATCTCATCGATTACATCATCTCCAAGAACAACACCTTGTGGACGTAGCAACTCATCCCACTTAATGTAGGTTGCGAAAGCCTGCTCTTGAATAAGCATGTCCTGCAAAGGATATGCATTACCGGACCTAGCAGCAATAAGTGCATTAGACCACTCGGAATATCTAGTAAATCCAGAAGTAGCCAACTCAGTATCAGCAAGAGAACTGCTTGCCATTCTTCTTATTCCTTTTTCAGAATCAGAAAGAAACTGAGACAATCCATTAGGGCTAGAAGAAACAAGTTTTTCGTTTTCAACAATCTTTGCAAAAATATAATGCCCAACGACATTTATATCTTGTTCATCAACAACTTCACCAAGAGAAAGACGAGAAAAAATTTCAACCGCTTTTTCATCTGTCATCTGAGAAACAAGTACTTTTAAGTCTGGGTCTGTCCAGTTGTACTTATATGGATTAGATGGAGTCCAACCATCAGCCAATTGTCTTTGAACAAGTTGCTTGCCGGGTATCGAATCAACAGCCTTTGCAAATACATCATAAAGAGTTCCAGAACCAAGTTCTTTGTGTGAACCAATAGTCGGAAGAATGTTGTGAATATCATTCATGTTGTCAAGCGTTCGCTCAAACATTCCAACTCTGTACAAATAGTTATTTAGTTCTTTGTAGTAATCAGAAAGTTGCTCAGGAGTGTATGTCTGTATGTCTTTGGCTCTAGCCTTAAGCGATTCAAAAACCTTTGATATTGCTTCACGTTGATTTGCAATCAACTGAAAGTTAGAAACACCATCCTTGTTTTCCAACAAAGAATCAACCTGACGAAACTTGGATAGGTAGTCACCTTCGAGTTTGTCGATGTCCCTAACAAGTATTTCTATTGCTGTACGAAACTCTTCCAAGTCAGCAGCATCCATGCTGCCGGCTCTCATTACATTGAGTGCATCAAACAACGAACCATGCAACTGTTCTAGTGCATCGTTAACACTTGCCATACCAGTCTGCATGGACCTAACATGATTGCGCAAAGCAATCTGCATTGCGTTCAAAGCCTCAGAAGGTGCATCCACAAGACGACTCTTAGCCCATGTAGGAGATATGGATGCAATGGTCTCCGACCTAATCAGCAAGTCTGGGCTACGTTCAGTAATGTACTGAACCATGTCATAAAAAGCCATTTGCTCAGACCAAGCACGAATGTATTTTGTCATTACTAAATTGAAATCTGTTTCAAAAATATCGTAAGCAACAGACTGGGCATCACCAACTGCATTTCTTGCAAGATTGTTAAGAGTCTGAATGTTCAGGTCCGACTCTTTAAGAACGTGACCAAACCAGGTATCACCTTCACCAAGTTCTCGGGATTGGAAAACGTTTTGACGGCCAGAAGTGTTAACACCCTTGCCTAGCATTTGGTCAACAGCCTCATCACCATCTTTTAATCGTGCACGAGCAGTTGCTTCACTTTCCATTCGTGGAAAGTAATTCTTTTGATAACCAATTGGCTGACCACCAACCTCGACAGACCTGTCACTAACCTGCTTTTGCAAATCATCCAACATCGCTCTTACTTCATTTGCTTTTGGAACATCAGCAGGGTCTACAACAATTGACGGATTAGCAACAATGTCATTCTCAAGCAATACATGCATTGGGGTTGTTGTGGAGGAAGTCCTATCCATAACAGGAGAGACAGTTGTCTCCACCCGTTCCACGTTCTTTACTGCAGACAATCTCTTGTAGTCGTCTGCATCCACAATTGTCATTGCGGTTCGTGCTTCTTCTGGAGTTAACGAGCCTTCAGCGAGTGCCACACGGAAGTCCCTAATCTTGTTAGGACCGAATCTGTCAATCGCACCAACACCCTTTGGTGTTGATGCAACACGCAATGGTCTAAATGTTTTAGAATTAGACAAAGCAAGTCTTGCATCAGTAACTACCTTTTCGGTAATACCACCAAGAACACTCGAACCAGGAACCTTTACACGACTACCAAAGTAGTAAACGCCAGGGCCCCGAACACCCATGTCCTTTGCTAGATAATCAGGAAGTGCACTCTTGCCACGAGCAACAACGTCACGAACAATCTCATCTATTTCCCTTTTGGAAATGTTTGCAACTCCATCATCAACAAGATTTTCTAATCTTGTTCTTGCAAATGAACCAAGTTTTTGTCGTCCTTCTCTTCCGACAACAGTTCTCCCAAGAAGACTTCTTGCAGCAACTCTTACCGATTGGTCTGGAAGTGTTTCTTTTATTACAATTCTTGCAAGTGTTTCTGGTGAAAGTTTTGCTAATTCTTTCGCAGAAAGAGTAACAACAGATTTTGCAGCAACGGTTCCACCAAGCGTTGCGTAAGTAAGTGGGTCTAACGCAACGTCACCAATGAACCCAAGTATCCTTCCACCCCAACCTTTCATTGGAAAGGCTGTACCAAATCCATAATTAACATCTCTTGTCTGTCCAATGAAGTCACCAAAAGATGCCTTTGTAGATGAGTCAGAATCAAGTATGTCTGCTAGTTCACGAACTCCAGATATAACAGCACGTCGTGGTGTGTCAAGAATTTGGATTGGAACCAAAAGACTTTTAATCACACTTGGTGAAAGTGTGTCTTTTGTTAAACCCTTTATTTCATTTGATGAAACATAAGTTTTAACTTTAGGAGTTACAACAGCAGGTTTCTTTGAATTCAACTTGTCTAGTAGTTCAGCAGTCTGCCAAGACTCACGGATGAGTGGCTTTCCAACTGGAGGCAACTTGGAAACAGATTTTGGTTTCTTGGATTCCGTAATCCGTTTTAGAGCATCAAGAACAACAGATTCGTCTGCACTAGCCATTCTTCATCTTGTTTTTCATCAGAACAGCCATTAGTAAATCTTCCTTCAAAGGAGTATAACCTTGCGATTCTAGTTTGCCCTGAATCAAGGCGCCAAGTTTTTCTGCATCAGAAAGTTGTCTTGTAGCGGTCCCTGGAGTCCTGCCCGCAAGATTCTTTAGAAACTCACCATAAGATTTGTTTCTTGCAGTAGCCGCTTCATCTTTGATTGCAGCGCCTTTAAGAGCATTGAAATCTTCTTTTGCTTTTGACTCAGCCCTACCTTTGGGCGCACCAGGCATTTGAATTTTTGCATTCAACAATTTTTCAAACCAGTTACGAGATGATTGTTCTCTCTTATCAAGACGTTCTTTACCAAGTTCATCCTGCATTGCCCTAGCCCTGAGGAATTTCTTTTTATCCGCATCGGATGTGAGCATGACGTCACCGTAACGCGCATCAATACTGGTATTCTTTTTCATCTGTTTTGCAGAATTCGTGTCAACATCTTTAAGAATCTTTGAAAAAGCATCTGGAGCATACTTATACATATCTTCAAGGGTGTACTTTGTTTGTGCTCCACGCAATCCCATTTTCTCAAATGGGTCTTGCTCAAGTGATTGTTCCATCAACTTGCCACGAACAGTTTCCTGTTCTTTGGCAATTGAATCAATAAACTTTGTCCAAGTTGCTTCCTTCTTAACACTTTTTGGCTTTTGACTATAAAGTTGCCAAGGTGGAACGCCCTGTCGAATCTGTAATGCAGCCACAGTGTAAGGGTCTTCTGGGTCTCCAGCAGTAGCCAACAACGTGTTGGGTGCATAACGCTCCCAAAGTTGGTTCTCATCAAACTGTGGCTTTGGCTGATATGTGCCCATCAGGTACGACATAACAGGGTCCATTGTTGCGCTAGACAAATCGCTAAATTTGCCCCTATTCATGGCAGCAAGAAGTGCTTGTGTAACTGGGTCCATACTTTATAAGCCTTTCGTTACTTCTTTGGCTTAGCAGGAGGCTTCGCTGCAGAAAGACTTGGGAAAGCCTTTGCTACCTGAGCCTTGGTTGCTTCTGGGTTCTTTTCGGCAAAAGCCTCAATCTTGTTAACAAGGGTCTGATTCTTGATTGTAGGAATCTTGTTAACAATTGCCTGAAGTGCCGGCTTGTAAGAAGGTGCAGCAGGGGCTGCAGGGGCAGTTGATTTAGTTGGTGTTTTTTCAACAACACCATCTTCCATGTTAAGAAGAGTCTCGTAAAGGGTGGTTCCCTTTTCACCTTCAGCCTGACTAATATCAAACTTCTTTCCAGAAATCTGATTAATCAAATCATTGAGGGCATCTTGCCTTGTGGTTGCAGCCTGGGCACCATAAGCACCTCTAGCAGAAAGAAGATTCTGCATAGCAATGTTTCTTGCCATCTGCGACTCAGCAAGCCTTGAGGCTTGCGACTGCTGAGATGTACGGCTCAACAAGTCGTACAACGTATTAAACCCGCCACCAAGTTGTTGGTTGTATTGGTTCTCGGATGCAAGTTGCGCCTGAACACTTGGGTCAGCCACACCGTAAGCCTGCATAAATTGCTGACTAGTGTCGGTCATTGCTTGTGGCGAGTAAGACATTCCAGCAAATGGGTTATTGGTATTCTGATTTAGATAAGCACTAAGCGCATCGTAGCCAGTACCTGTAAGTTTGCTTGCATCTCCATAGCCAGCATTAATATTGGCCAAGGCAGTATTGTAAGCAGAACCAATCTGGCCTTCGCCAGTCGTTTGCATTTGACCAAGTTGTCCACGAAGGTCATTGTATGTATCTCTCCAATCGCCACCAGTGTAATAATCGTTAAAAGCCTGATACTGAGCAAGTGCTTTTCTTCGTGCTAATTCAGCAGCGTCAGATGTCTGTTGCTTTTCGTATTCAAACTTTTCACGAGCAAGAGTGTCGCTGGCGGATGGACCACTACCGCCACCACCCAAACCAAATTGAGCAAATGGATTTGCTAATTGAATATCTTCCATTGTTGGAAGTGTGTCTGAACCAAAATACTGTTGATTGTAAGCAGTACGTTCCGCAGGTGTTGAGCCACCATACCAGAATGGATTACCAGTTGCTTCACGAGTAGCAGCCATTTCAGCAGAACGCTCATAAGCGTCTGCACTACGTGGGGCAGTGTTTGGATTAAATGGAACTGGTGGAAAAACAGTAATACCAGTCTTTGAAGCACCATAACCGGTGGGTGCTTTTGATGGTTGAGTTCCTGGTTGCCATGACATATTAGATACCTGCTCTCATCTGCATTAGTTGTAATGCATCTTCTTGAATTTGCCTTGCTTTCTGTGCTTCCAAATCTGCCAAGTCTGATTGAAATTGACCTGTCGATTGGTCCATACCAAGTTTGTATTGCTGATTACCCTCATCGGCTTGACGTTGCATTTCAGCCCTAGATTTGATTCCACTCTTTGCGTATTCAGCCATTGCATTCTTAAAAGCACCAGAGCGAACGCCAGGACCAACTAGCCCACGCCTACCATAAGAAGACACAAGGGGCTTTTGTTGTTTAGTAAATTGCTCATTAAAATCTGCAAGATTTCTTGCTGAACGTTGATTGGAAATAAAGTTTGCATAACCCTGCATTGCTGCATTACTTGAATAATTATTCATCAACGCACGGCGTTGTGCCTCAAAGACACTTGGGTCGTAAGCCATTATCTATCGTTCCTTTGCCTCGTGTACGCACTAGCCTCTTGGCGACTCATCAAAGTCGCCACATCTTTCTTGATATCTTCAATTGCCTCAACCAACGACAAAGTAATCTGACGGACTGCTGTTGCATCCACAGAAGAAAGAGTCGTAATTGCAGGAATGTGGAGTGGTTCTTTCATCCGAAAATTTGCGCTCCAAGAATAATTTGGTCATCCTGGGAAATGGTTGGAATAACCGTTGTCGGGTCAAGTTTTGCATAAGTAACAGCACCATCAGCAATCTTTACTGTGGTCACAGCATTAGTTGCTAATTTTGCAGCAGTAATAGCAGATGAGTCAATATTGCTTCCATCTGCCAAACCATTGACATAACTTTCAATGTCATTAAAGTTTGTGTTGACTTCTGCTGCTTCGGCAATTGTGCCGTTAGTAAAAGTATGTGTAATCGTAATAGCCATTATCCAGTAACCTTTCGTGTATTAAACTTGTATGCAATGCTGTCAATTCCCCAGAACAAACCAACCGGGCCAGTAAACAACAATTGCACAGCACGTGCTAAACCAAGATTTGAACCCCTTACAACCTGAGCACCAACTGCACCAACACCCCATTCGCCGCTTCCCCAGTAACCTTCACCCCAGCGCATTCCGCCAGCGGATGCATCAAGTGAAATATTAAATGCTTTTCTTTCGTTACCAATTGCTTCTTCAAAGTTGTGAAACACTTTTACGTTAATTTGTCGAGCAGTGTCTGTTTGTTTAATAACAAAGTCTGGTCTACGCCACATCTTCTTCATTGAGTAAGAACGACCATCTACCCAGCCAGTTCGATAATATGATTCGAAGTTTGCTTCAGCACCAGCAAGTAAATCTTTTTCTTCTGCGTAAACATCCACCTCAACAACACGGGGAATGTTTGGGTGAATCATAAATGCTTTTGTTTCACCATCTGAGTTTGTCCAATCGGTTCCACCAATTAATCCATAACCGTCTGCTGTTTTATGAGCGACATAAGTTCCATTATTAATTGTTGGGTCGTAAACAAAAGATATGGCTGGATAACTAACAGAAGTTACTTTAGAAAACGGCATTGAAAGCCAAACACGTTCGTTGACATATGAAACGCTTATTTGGTCATCTGCTGTTGAGTTTATGTATCCATCTGGATACATTGATTTCAAGTTTGTAAATATGTCAATTATTTGTGTACCGTTGTAAAAATACAAACCCTGTGGATGCGAAAAAAAATAAACACCGTTTGATGCTACGGCTACATGTTCATGCTCCAAAGCACCAAGTTGCGGTGACAACTGAACAACCTGAAAGTCTGTTGGGTCATAACCGTACACAACAAATATTGCTGTTTGTTTGAAAACAACAAGTTGACCACTTACAACAGCAAGTGCTGTGATTCCTTCACCACCACCTTCAAAGTCGATGTAGTCATCTTCATCCCAGTTGTCTGGGATTGACTCAAGTGACCAACGAACACGATTGGGGTATGCAACACCAGCCTCTGTTGTGTTTGCAACAACCATTTTGTTTGCGTGAACAATAATGTGTTCAGCAGTTGGCATCTTGTGTGCCGATGCGTCGGCAGTAGCCTGCCACGCATGCGGAGCGGTGCCAGAAGCAGTCAAAGCAGTAGCGTATGTATTTGTGGTAATCCATGAATAACCACCGCTACCTGCTGTACCAGTTGTCAGATATAAAGTCTTACCCCATGCAGCCATGCAGGCACCATGAGTTTGTCCTGCAACCACATCGTTGCCAGAGGAATACTCCAACGTAGTAAAGTTTCCACCAGTTGACTTGTAAACCTTGGTGTAGTTAGCCAACATTAAGTGAGGTGTCGCACCAGGAAACGCATACAGTTTATGGGGAGTCCAAGTACCAGTAATTGCTGTTGTGTTTATCTCACGAATTCCACCACGAGTAAACAAACCACCACGAGGGTCAACCTCGACATTTAGCATGTCGGGTGACTCATTGCGCTTCAACTGGAATTGGTCAGCCCGAAGGTTTAGACCACCAGTGAAGTCGTCGTAGCGTTCAACAGATACAGCACTCATTGACCAAGTGTCGCTCCAAGCGTCTGCAACCAGCGACGCATAGTTGGATACTGGCGACCAGCAGACATAATAACCGGCTGTGCGCTTGATGCTTTCATCAAGTCACGGCGAGCAAGTCCAACACCTTCTTCAAATGAACGCATGTACATGGCAGACAAATCAGAGTCTTCTTGGCGCTGATAAACCCTTGCAATTACAAAGTATGGCAACAAAGCATGAAACCATTCATCAAGGTCAATTGTTAAAGTTGCATCTGACAGCCATGTGTACAATGGGTTGCGATAAGCACGAACAGTAATCGGGTATATCGCATCAGGCTTTGCCCACAACTGCAACTTCTTATCCCAGAAAGAATAAAAGTATGGTCGGCTAGGAACATCCGTGTTTCCAAGCCAAATCTCTTCGGCATTGTCATATGGAATTAAAGTCAGTCGAGCACCAGATTGGCTAGTATCTACAACCGAGATAATTTCTCGAATATCCCCAATTGTAGATATTGTGTACTCACGTTGGTTGGCAACAGTATTAAAACTGTAAGTCTCTTGCAGGTACGGCCACCTACGCTCAAGTGAATAAATGCGTTGAAAACCTTCACGAGCAAACTGGTCAACAATAGAGTCTGGAAGGTCGGTTTCGTCTAGGTCAACCATGTTCCTAACTTGTGTGCGAAGTTGGGTAAGGGTAATGCTCATTTAGCCTCGCCTTTAGAACGTAGATGTCCGATACAGAAATCAGTGCCCCGTGCCTTCGGACCTTCACAGGTGTCATCGTTGGCTGTACAGCGGTTGCGACCAATGTATGGCGCTGAGGGAGGTGCTAGTTTGGCACCCGCTGACGGGGCAAGACGGATACCAGAAACTGGCTTTCCGTAATATGAATGGGCAGGTACAGCATTTTTCATCATACTCCTAGCCCAATTTGTTACCTATAAAAGTCCCCCCACCTTTCGGCAGGGGAACTTGACACCGAATAAACGGTGAAGGCACTACTTGTTTTTGTAAAGAGGCGTTGACTTTGGCATTACTTTTGCTGCAGCCTTTTTCTTTGGTGCACCAAAACCAGCACGGCTTACGTTGCCGGACTGGAACTTCTGACGAAGTTCTTTACGCTTTGCTGCATCCACAGTTTTGCCCTTTGCTTCCATCTCTTTAACACGAGTCTGGACAAAGAACTTCTGACGAGCAGCCTTCTTTGCTGCGGCGTTGCTTGCCATTGACGAATCTGCACCATCAGCACCTGGGCGCTTTGGCATGCTTGTCTGACTTGCAACAAACGCTTTGCGGTCGGCAATACGCTTTGCAACTGCTGGTTTTGCTTTTTTCATTGCCATTAGTACATTCCTTTGCTAGATGCTTTCATTTTTTTGGATGATTTACTTGACTTGCGCTTTGGGTAAGTAGAAGTTGTTTTTCCAGCCTTTGGAGTTGCACTCGCATGGCTGTCAAGAATTCGATACTTTACTGGCATAATTCTCCTTTTATAAGAAAAGGGGGATGGAGTGTGGCCTCCACCCCCCGATTCAGATTACTTATGCTCGGTAAATGCTTACCGTGTTTGCTGCAGTGAATACCGCAACATACGTTGCCGATGATGCTGCTGCAACCGAGAAGGTTGCTGCCGCACCAACAAGTGTTACACCCGTTGCACCAGCAGTTACCACGATTGGGTGGGTTGCTGCTGCCACGTTAACTACGGTGAATTGGAAACTTGAACCAACACCTTCGTCTGTGAACGCTGCACCAAGTTCCGCACCAGTTGGTGTGGTCAAGGTACGGCTTGCCGTTGGGGTCATTGTGTATAGTGTCCGTGCTGCACCAGCAAGGTTTGCTGCTGTTTGTACGGTGGCTGCATCAGTAGCGGCAACAACAGTTACCTTTTCTTCTTTTGCTGCCCATGCTTCAAGACGCTTACGTGTTACCGCACCGTCTGTGCTGTTTGCTAATAGTGGCATTTCATTCTCCTTTTAGGTTAGTTAACTTAGGCGGTCTTTGCCGTGAGTTTGCCCTGCTTGGCACGGTTACGTACTGTCAGGTTGCCGTAGCACATGATGAGCGCATAACGAGCATCGGTGTCTTCTGGCTTAATGAACTCAGTCTGCGAGAACCACTTGTCTGAGTGACCAACCAAGGTGATGTACTTGCTGTTAAGGAAGTAGAATACACCACCGGTGCAGTGTACGTCGTACATTACAGGAGCAGCCTTGAACAACAGGTTCTGGAATCCAGCATCTGCAGTCTTGGTGTCCGTGTAACGGAGGTTTGGCTGAAGCAGTGCTTCGTACTTCTCAAACAACGTCTGAGTTGTCAACAAGGTATCTGGGTGGTCATTACCAACCGAAACGTTGTTGTACATCGTGGACATTTGAGCAAGAGTCAATGCAGTTGCAGTGTTCTCTTCTTTTGACTGCCAGTACGAGTAGGTGCTGGAGTTGATTCCACCAACGGTGTTGCCGGACTCAACCAAGTTGCCAAGGCCGTTCCAGTCTTTTCCGCTGTTGCCAGTTCCGTCACCAAAGAACATTTGGTTGAAGGATTCACGCATGGACTCTTCAGCCTGCATAATCTTTGCTTCCAAAAGGTTGATGATTTCTTGTTCGCCGTTGTTCTTGGCTTCTTCGATACCGCTGATTGCGATAGAAGCAGCGTACT